TAACCCAATAAATCATTGTTGTTTTTGATATTTGTTGTCATATTCTTTAATGTAAAAAAGCCCCCGAAGGGGCATTGTTATTAAGTGTTATTTGACCATCCGTATTGATTGCCGCGAGGATGAATCGTGAATACGCATTTTGCTTCTGAACCGGGGTCGGCCTGAATCTGGAATTGCGATACGCGACCATTAAAAGCATATGCAACAGTATTGTCGCCAGAAACGGCAGTAACGACAAAAGTGCGATCAACGATACCAGACTCAGAATCGCCACGAATCAGCAGAAGCGCAGAATCAGCCGGATTCCATGCGGCAGTTACCGACAAGCTTGTAGGCGCTGATTGAGTCGGGATTTTGTCCGATTGACGCGAACCGGCAACCGAATAGTTTACAACCGCGTCATCTTGACCAAACGCAGGAACCGATTCGACCGGAACCAAAACACCGCCAGTGCCAGTACCACCTGCGGCAGTGCCAACAATATCTTCCACTTCAGATGCCCAAACGGAAAGATTAGAAATGCTTAGTGGGGTTGGCGTTGCACCGGTCTGCATCCAAAGCGAAGCACTAAAGCCGGGCAATACTTGATTAGGAAGTGCCATTTTTTTATTCCTTAAAAAGAGTTAAACAAATTCTTGTCTTATGCTGGAATATCCAAAGTGCAATCCAAAACAATTTGGTTTTGCCCTATTTCATTATCATAAGTGCTAATTAACCAGAAAACATCAGCTTTTGAGATATAAAAACCATTAGCTGATGGGTTCCCAAACATTCCAGAATAACCATGCAATTCTTGAATGATTGTATTTGCAAGATTATATGCGTCAGTCTGTTCTTTGCAATATATGTTTATTTGGAAAACTGGTCTATCAATACCTTTTACACTTTGCACTTGTCCGGTATAAACCGGCTGATGAACATTCCGCAATTGCCAAGTTACAAACTTTGTTTGCGTAGCCCAATTTCTGTTAAACAATTGATAAACCGGTACAGGCGAACAAATGCTCGTAAGCTGATATTGAATACTTTCAGCATAATGCAGCGGATTGTTCTGAACAGTCATACAGGCGTATCCGGATCGTTTCTATAACAAACCATTGTTATTTTCATACGGTCGTTTGTTTCGCGAATATCTGCAATTCGCCAATCAAAACCGCGCCATGTTATTGAGTACAAATTCTGGTTATCAACTATTTCTTTGGTATTAGGCGTGTAATTCAACGTAATATTAACTAAATCAGAATACACCCTGTATCTATCAGAAATGCGCATATTATTGGATACATCGTGTACCAAACCCCGCGTATCAAACCATTTAGATATAGTTGTAGTGTATTCACCAACACTATTAATAGCATTGGTTACATTATTTATTGCCAGATTTTCATATCTAACAATCGCCATTACATCACCAATGTTTTATATGGCCTTAAAAGCATAGCCACGCCATAGGGAATTTCTGTCAATGCTTTTTCAACACTATTGGATCGGTTGTTGTAAAGATGCGTAAACAACAGCAATCCTGCTTGCTTAATCACCGGGTATTGTGAAATGGGATTAGCATTTAGCGTATAAGTAACAACAATTGGGTTATCAATTACTTGATTTAAAGTATTTGGAATGCTGTTTACAATAATTCGATTACCAGTAACATCATAATAATATTCAGTTACCGGCAATACTTCCAACTGACATTCTGTTGGGTTGTTTACGTTTGGATAGTAAACAATTGAATTAATTTTTACGCCATTGCGCCCAACACCAACTTCAGGCAAATCTAAATAAATGTTTGTGTTATACAAACCGGGATTACCATAATAAACCCGGTATTGCGTCATAAAAATTGACATACCAAGATAATCTTCAATAGCCATACGAACAGCTAACTCAAGGCTAGTTAAATAACTATCTTGGCTTTCATCATCAAACAAGTTTAGTTGTTGCGTGATTTCTTCAAGGGTAAGCCATTGTGTCGAAACATCACGCGCAATTTGCTCCACTTTCACATAGTTAAATGGGTTCCTATTGATCCCATAAAACGGTGCAAGCGTCATATTTTCGACTGCCATAGCTTACCCCTTATGCAACACCAGTAAGACGAACACCAGCGAATACATCACGAATAGTTGATACGGTACGCTTTTCAGCAAAGATATTGATAAATCCCGGCTGATACTGTTCAAGGCGTTGAATCCGCATTTCTTGATGATCGGCAATCGTAACGAAACGATCCCATGCCGCCAGATATACAGGATATTTACCTACACCGATTGTATCCATGTAAGGATTCGGAATCACTGGATGCCCAAAAATATTGCCGATTGAATATCCATCTTTTTCGCCAACCTCAAGGAATACCGGCAACCCTTGCAAATCTTTCAGTTCACGCAAAGCAAGAATAGTATTCGGATGCATCATCCAAGCGGTACTTGGCAAATTCCAATATTGCGCAGGTAGTGCAGACGCAAGCGCAACAATATCGTTGTAGGCAAGTGCAGTACCCGATGCTTGATTGACCTGCAACATGGTATGTCTGCCATTTGTAGGCGCAGAACCGCTAGTTCCGAATGCAGCAGAAGAAGTAGAACCAGTATAAAAATTCAAGCCGCGCAAACCATCAGTAGAGCCGGTTTGCGGTGTTGCTGTACCAGTTGAAGAATCATTGTTTAGCATCATCGACAATGCTTCTTGTTGCGCAAATTCAAGCATCATATCTTGCACAATAGTTTCTTCAAGCGCGTCAATATCTGCTAGTGCAGCTTCACGAATAGGAACAACCGCGTTAATTGATTTTTCTGAAATTTGCCAGAATGCAGCGCCAACATTACCAAGGTTATTTTTTACGCTATAACCCCAAGGATTGTTTGATCCGCTTTGAATTTGTGTTGCATTACCAGTTTTTACGACAAATGCCATATCTGAACTGGTCATAGGAATTACGCGAGATACCATGCGCAGCGGATTTGCATAACGCAACGCAGCGAATGCATCATCATAAATAACGCGACCACCAATCCCTGAACCCGAACCGGTAAGGGTTGAAGCTTCTTTCAGGTTGACTGTCGCCCCGCCATCAACAATGGCTTTTTTTACGGCTTCAAGAATTAGATTCATATCGCATCCAATCAAATCGAAAAAAGGGGGGATTTCTCCCCCCCTAATTTTAGTCGTTCGCAGTTGCCGTTGAACGATAACGGATGATTGAGAAAGGATCAACCACCGATGTGCAAAGACGCTTTTCACCGTAGAAAGTGATAAAGCCGGGTTGCGTTTGATCGTAGCGACGCAGAACCATATTCAGACGATCCACAATCGTATGTCCACGCGACCAATCACCGAAATACATCGGATACAGATTAGCTTTATCTACGCCAGCATAGTTCGGAGTGTCGAGATACTTATTAACGACAACATCAAAACCTAGCAGACGACCAACAATGCCTTCTGTTTCCATCGGCGACATACGCTCGAAAACCGGAGTGCCATTGTCATCTTTCAGACCACGAATTTGCGACAAGAACAGCGGATTGACCACAAACTTTGCAGCCGGTGTCCAGTATTGCTGTGGCAGATCGTAAATGAAGTTGATAATGTCTTGGAAAGTAACATTTGCTACTTGTCCATTTCCGTTTGTCGTAAGCTGGTCATAAGTCGCAATATCGTGCAAACCGCTGGATGAACCAGTGCCAGAAGTACCAAAAGCAGCAGTGCTGATTGTGCCACCTGCATAAACTGCATTTTCACCGCCATATTGATTTAGACCACGCAGACCATTTGTGCCACCATAGGTAGTATCAACGCCTTGATCGTCGTTTTGAATCATCGACAATGCTTCAGTTTGCGAGAATTCACGCAGCATATCAACAACAACATTGGATTCCAGACCGTCAATATCGTCCAGCGCAGCGGTACGAATTGGGAACTGCACGTTCAAATCTTGCAGTGTTAGCTGCCAGATGTTTGTTGCTTCAGTAGTTGCATCGCCGTTATTCTGAATTGCATAACCCCATGCAGCACCGGCATTGCCAACTTTTGCCCGGAACTGATAGGTAGCGCCTTCAGTGGAAACATTGCGCGAAACACCGCGCATCGGGTTTTCCAAACGCAGCGGAACAAATACCGGGTCATACGCAGTGCGACCACCAATGCCAGCGCCAGAGCCGGTAAGGGTCGATGCTTCACGCATGAATGCGTCATACTGCGAATCGCTTTCGAAAAGCTTAATTTCTTTGGCGATGCGCTTATCTTCTTTGGTGAAATTTGCGAGTTCTTCCTTGACGCGGCGGTTTACATCTTCTGTTACAGTTTTTGCAGCAGGACGAACGATTGCAGGGGTTTGAATCGCAGCAACTTTAGCTTCCAGTGCGGCGATTTGTTCGGTCATTTCAACTTTGGTTGCTTCAACCGTTTCTTTAACTTCTGCTTTTACTTCGTCGATTTTAGAAAGATTGGATGCCTCAATAGCATCAACTTTTTCTAGGATTTTTTCGATAGACATGATGAAGTCCTTATTTAATGCGTTTTTCCAATGCCTTCAGCAATTCTCGCTGTTCAAAAGCAGCAAGAAGCGCATCAGCTTCGTTTACCACCGCATCCGAATCACTCTGATTTGGGGTTACTTCAACAGGTTTAGTAGCATCACGCTTTTCCAAAACCTTTTTGAAGATACTAGATGCGGTGGTCGCATCTTTTTTGGTAACTCCTGCTTCACGCAAAAGCTTTTCCAAAATTCTTGGGTTTAGGTTGCCATCTTCATTAAAGCATTCAAGCTTTTGAATTTCGGCATTAGGATTGTTTGGATACATAACAACAGATACTTCGCGCAAGCCGCCTTTTGTGATTTGAAAATAAGCATTTTCCCAATCAGGGTTTGAATACATAGTGCCATCGGAACCCGGTTCCATTGGTTCACCGTTTTCATCAACCCAACGCGCTTGTTCCGCGTAAGCACCAACGGAAACGCCGCCAAACATCTTAGGGGATTCTTTGAGAACTTGATAAAGATCGGAACCACCAACAGTAGACATATAAATACGTCCTTTGGCAGTCATACCTTCATCATC